TTGACACGGCCTGAACCTTCAGGCACAATCTCTCTTCCTTCAGGGCATTTCGCCCACAGGAACTTTCCTTTTCTTTTCAATCAACTGGAGTTACTAGAATGAATCGCAAGTATGCAAATTTGATCGGCGGCGTTTGGGCAATGGCACTCATGCAAGAATCCACCACGACTGATGGCACTGGCACGGAAGCAGCCGCTGCTCCTGCACCTACTCCTCCTGCTGCTCCCACTCCTTACGTGAACATGCAACCGCAGAAGTTTCACTTCAAGAAGGAGAAGCTGCGTGACGAGACTGGCAAGGAGATTGGCGAAGGCAAGAAACTGCCGAGTGCTGAACTTTTTCTGCCGGTGCCGAAGGCAAGCTACCTTGCAGAGATTCTGACCGACACTACTGACAAGTACGTCAAGGAGAAGGCACTGCTGATGGATGCTGTCACTGACGTGGTGTACGGTGTTGCTCGTGGTCAGATCAATGCGTTCCGTGAAGTTCCTGCGAACAAGGAAACTCCGATCACCATGTCGGTGCTGAACCTTGACAAGCTGGACTGGACTGCTATTGCCAACATGCCCAAGGGCGAACGTGGTTCTAGCGTGCCGAGCGACGAAGATATCAAGTCCTTCCTCGAATCCTATCTGGAAGTCATGCCGGAAGCTACTGGCAAGCCGAAGGAAAAGATCGAGAACCACTGCGCTCTGTTCACTGCTAAGTTCAAGAAGCAACGTGGTCAGAAGGAACTGCTGGAAGTTATGCTCTCGGCACTCAGCATCTACGTCACTACGGTGGCTGAGACGCAACCGGAAGTGCTGGAAGACAATGCGCCTGTCGTGGAGTATTTCCAGAACATGCTGGAACGCTACATGAACAGCGAAGAGAAGATCACGATGAATGACATCTGATAGCAGATGCAGGTTACTACTGGGACGTGAAGCTAGACCTTGTCGGCGCCCGCTGTTAAGTCAGTCGTGACAATTGGTGAAGACCGAGTCCAGTAGTTCTCCTTAGGAAGCCCCACTTCGGTGGGGTTTTCTTATTATGAGGGAGGCAACAAAGCTTCTTCTCATCAACCAAACCAACCAACTGAGGATAGCAACGTGAAATCTTTTCGTAACAGCATTCTTTCCATCGCCGCAATGGCAGTCATTAGCGGGGCAGCATATGCTGGCAACGGTGGCGAGCACAATAACACTGGCTGTAATGGTGTTGGTAATCCCAACAGCCCATGCCAAGGAACGGGTAACCAAGGTCCCGTTACTAACACCGGTGGAACTGGCGGCGCCGCAGCTGCTACTGCAGTGTCTACATCAGCAGCGATCGCAGCAGCGCAAGCAAATGCAGCAGCAATCGCAGCGCAGCAACAGGCACAGCAGCAAGCCCAACAACAACAGCAAGGACAGTTGCAAGGACAAACTCAACAGGTCCGAGATAGTGGAAATTCCACGGCAACAGGGGGCACCTCAACGGCAACTGGTGGGGCAGCACAAGCGAATGGTGGAACTGGAGGTTCTGCTACGGGCAATGGTGCTGGCAACAAGACCAATGTGAATGTGGATGCAAGCACCAAGGTGGAACGTTCTGCGCCTGCAGTAGCAGTTGGCAGCACCACGCAACCAATCATTGATTGCCGACGGACTATTGCTCTGGGCGGCAGCAACAGCAATGGTTCCGTGGTCGGCACTGGTATCCCGCTTTGGAAAGAAGCTGATTGTTCGGGCATGATGGGTATTGATGCTATGAATAAGGCACCTTCTGGAACTTTCATGGTTGATGACTATCGTGAAGTTGCTTGCACCATCGAAGTCATCAGCACTACGAAGACTTGTGAAGATCGTCGCCAGCAGAAGACTGCTGCGAAGACTGCAAGCATCGGCCTGTACGGAAATTAAGCAACTGGTGCCATGAACCTTACCGATACAGCATTCATTGAGCTACTTGCTAGCCGCCAACTCACCATTCAAGTTGAGTCCAAGGCTGCTGTTGAGTCTCTCAGGATCATGCTGTATCGGAAGTTGCAAGCACACATCGCCCAGTGGGATGCTGTAGGTTATCTATCCGATGATCTACAAGATGCTACTATCAGCGTGAAGATGGAACGTGGTGGCAAGATTGCTACTCTCTCCATCATTAAGCGCAAACCAAGATTGCAATTCAAAATCTTATCTACGGACAGCTCAGACCTAGGAACTCCAGATCATGAGGAAGTATCAACCAATCTGGAACACAATCAAACTAGCCAGATTCAACACGGAAGTTCCGATTCAGATTCACAAAGACATGGAACGCACGTTGATTCAAGCAGTGAGGAAAGAGAAAGCAATGGACAATGCAGTCCTGCGGAGGATTGGGAGTCCGAGCTACGGAAATTTATCGAGTCGGACAGTGACGCACAGAACCAAGCCTGACTTTGTCATTGTCTATTTTAAAATTGCATGGAACGAGCACCTTATATGACTGACAGAGACAGAGAAATTGGTGATGACTTCAAGTCTGCGGACAAAGATAAGCGCACGCAGACAGAGAAACTTCATGACCATTGGCGCGCCAAGTTCAGCAAGGAGTTGAGAGAAGACTTACAGGCACGGACGAATGTCAGCGAAGAATCTCCGATGCTGATTGCGCCAGAAGATAAGAGTGACAAGGCTCTTGGATATCACTATCATGATATGGCTAAGAGCGAGAAGACTAAGAACTTCGATCAGAAAGTTTATCTGTTTCCTCCTGCATACAATGCACTGCGGAGAGAGCTGCATGATAATTGGCCCACGCTGTGGCAGATTAGCAGCTGGTACATGGCTAACAGGCCAGAAGAATTCTGTGCCATCATGAATGAAGCTACCAGTTTGCGAGTCATCTTTGATAGTGGCGCTGTGAACTGGATGTGTGACCAGTGGTTGAATCAACTCATCCGGCTGCGGATGAAAGCAAGTAACGGAGTTTGACATGGCTGCAATGAATATGGTTCGTGAGGGCTTCTTATATTGCCAGTGCTGCGCCCCCAAAGGTACGGCAACTGACATCGTAGAAAGTTTTGTCAATCAAGTAAATCCTACTGGTATTGATAGCAAGTGGCGGATTGACTCCAGTCAGGGTGAAGTTCAGTGCGAGAAGCATCCGGAAAACATCCACGTAGTTCTTAGTTGTTAAGAGGATATCATGGCCACAGCAGCAGAACTGAAAGCAAGGTTGGCAAAGTATGCCACTAAGAAGGAAGAAATAAATGACGCACCCAAAGCTCAGACGGATGCAGCGCCAGTTGCACAGGCAGAACCAGTACGAGTTCCGACAGTTCCTGAAACTGTTGAGAACGTGGTCGAACAAAGAGATAGCATTGAGGTTCGCACCGACGTACAATCCACAGATGTTGTTGTCGTGGAACGGCCAGCTGAGCAAGGAGTCGAGGATAGAACTTCTGCCTCCTTTGCCGACACCAAATTGGATATTACGAATCCCGTCCACCAGTCCTTCCTCCAGCGCCTCGCAGACGTAGAAGCAGCGCTGCTTGCTCGCGATCCACTCATGAAGACGCACCTAGGTGCTATTCATAAAGCAATGATTGAGTACGAAGAGATTCCAAATCTTCTGCGGCCAGAAGAAATTGCTAAGATCATGGCTGCACAGCAAGCACATACTGGCATCGTGCTGCGAGCAGAAGTGGTAGGTAAGAGCAAGGCAGCTGCTGGTAAGAAGGCAGCAGGGCTGGGACTGAATGATGTCTAACTCCAAGAGTAACGACGAGTCATGGCAACAAGATACGCCCACCAGATTAGAGCAGCAGCTCTTCTTGTTCCTTGGACGGCACCCTTCACAGCAATGGAAATGTGTAAAAGTTTCCTTCGCGCTGTCGACCAATGGCCAGCCGAGCATGACGGCAACGCTACTAAACGAAGCTACCGGACTTATAGAACACCTGCCAATAACGGACTCTGCTTTGCTTGCAAGTCTCCAACACGCTGGTACGGTCTTCACCGAGAATGTACAGTCTGCGTTGGCAGCGATCACCGTAGAAGTTCTTGGCAGTACGAACACATCTATCTCCAAGCGTATTCGTTAGCGAGCACACTATGGCTACCACCAGAAACTACGACCCCTTCGCTAGCTTGGATGATCTCCTACTCCCAGGAGACTCCGACAGCTACAGTTCGTCCAGCGCCTACGATTTCCTCAACGGAGACATTGGTGCAGAGATTGCTGAGGCGAAGCGAATTAGTGCTAACACAGCAGACAAAGCCTACCGGAAACTAACTGCGAGTGCAAATGTCACGTCTTACTCACTCCTTACGAATCTGCATAAGTGTCCTCGGCTCTTTGAGTTGGACAAACTACAAGCAAACAGCGAAATCATCTTGGATTCTGGTCCAGCTAATCTCGATTTTGCTTTTGGGCATGCAGTCGGAGCTGGCATTCAGACATTTGCTGCAACTAAGAGTCTTATTGCCGCACAGTTTGCTGCGTTTCTTGCTTGGCGTGCACCATGGGACGCTGAGAAGTTTGACAAAAGAGGTGCGAGCACTGGGAAGTCACTTGCCCACGCCACCTACGCAGTAGAAGCTTTCTCCCATTTCTGGGAGCAAGAACTCTCAGAGTGGGAAGTAGTGCGGCTGCCGAATGGTCGACCTGCCACGGAACTGGCATTCGCTGTCAACATGCAGCAAGAACCAACTCCTATCTACCACTTCGGTCACGTTGATACCGTGCTGCAACACAAGGTGACCAAGTCACTGGCAGTGTGGGAAGGCAAGACCACGACGACAGAAGATATTGATGAGGCAGAGTATGCGAACAGCAATCAAGCTCTTGGTTACAGTGTCATTGTCGATGCTATTGCTCAACAGATTGGCGCAGAGGGGACGGAGTATGAAGTCCTCTACATTGTCTACAGTGCCAAAGGAAGAAAGTTCAGCCTTCTACCCTTTGGTAAAACTCGAACTCAAAGAGCCGAGTGGCTACAGGATACTCTACTTGACCATGCCAATCTCCAGACTTATCAGCGTATTGGATTCTACCCGAAGCGGGGAGAGAGCTGTGTCAATAAGTACGGCCGTAAGTGCCACTGGTTTGGCAGTTGTCACATGTCAAACGAATCACTCTTTCCCGGAGTCGTTCCACCAGTTCTTACAGACGTTGAATCCGTGGAAAGTTTGGACTTCCAATTCACACTGGAAGACTTGGTTAAATCTCAACAACAACGGAGCTAATGATGCCAAAACTTAATGAATCTTGGGATGATGTGTATCGCGGTAGTGGTCGTACTACCAGCATTATCTTGTCCACCGTTCGTGATGCCATTTGGAATCCGAACACTGTAGTTAGTTGCAAAGATCACTATGATCGACGGCCTGCTCACTCGCATGTGTTCAAACAAGTGCATGAAATTCTCACATTGCTGAATGTGGATCATGATGCTAACGCTGCAAATCTCACTATCCGCGTTCATCCGATTAAGAAGCCGTCATGAAACTCGCTGACTATCAACAATCTGCTGGCCGCAAGGTGCTGGTTTACGGTGCGCCCAAGACTGGCAAAACTGTTAAGGTTGCAGAACTTGCAGCCAAGAAGAAACTGTGGTGGTTTGATCTGGAAGATGGCATTAAGTCTGCTCTCGCCAGTCCGACCATGCAGAAAGAGTGGATCGATAACATCGAATACTTCCACATTCCGGATACTCAGATCATGCCCATTGCATGTAGAACTCTACTGAAGGTGGTGAAAGGTGGACCCAAAGCTATCTGTCATTCGCATGGTGCTGTGGATTGTCCTATTTGTAAGCGCGATGGTGCTGGCTTTTCGACCATCAATCTCAGCGAATTCACGAACAATGATGTGCTTGTTATTGATAGCGTCAGTCAGCTGGCTGCATCTGCTATGAATGACATTCAAGCAAAGATCATTCAAGCAGATCAGTTCGACAAGAAGCCAGAGTGGGATGACTACTTCAATCAAGGCCGTATCATGGATAGAATCTTTTCCATCATGCAGCAAGCACCCTTCAATGTCGTTGCTATCAGTCATGAGCAGATGGTTGAGCAGGAAGATAAGAGCAAGAAGATTGTTCCTATTGGCGGCACCAGTCAGTTTAGCAAGACGTTTGCAAAGTATTTCGACGATGTCGTCTATTGTGAGATTGTCAATAAACGCCACGTGGCAGCTAGCTCCAGCACCTACAAGCAGAATGTCATGAGTGGCAGTCGCAGTGGGAAAGTGTTGGAAGATAGCAAGGCTAGCAGTGGATCACTTCTGGAGTTGTTTTAATCATGGCCATGGGAACTATTGATTACGGCGGTGACCGTGCCAATGGCAGACAAGTCGGCGGCGACCACTACAAAAAACTCAATGTAGAACCGTGGGCAGCAATGGAAGCATGGTTGACCCATGAAGAATTCGTCGGTTTTCTCAAGGGAAACATTATCAAGTACATTGCTCGCGCCAACACTGGCAAGGAAGATCATGACACTATGATTGCCAAAGCCGAGCATTACCAACAGAAGCTGAAAGAAGTTCTTTCCGGTAAGCCGAGGTCTTCGTAAGTGCCGAAGTAAACTGCACAACTTTCGTAAGTTCAACTTTCAACTAGCTACAAGCTAAGATAGGAAATCAAATGGCTTCCAATGATAAAGACGCACAGTTCAAGAGTCTTGACGATCTGTTCGAGGCAGACCTTGAAGACATTGCAGACCTTGCAGGATTTGAGACACCGCCTGCCGGTGCTTACATTCTGTCGGTCACGATGGAAACCAAGGAGATCAACGACAAGCCCGCAGTTGTCGCGAACTTCACAGTCCTCGAGACTGTGGAACTCAAGGAGAAAGATGAAGGCAGCAAGAAGTATCGTCCTCCTGTTAAGGATGGCACGCTCTTCAGCACTGCTTTCATTCTCGGCAACTCAGTTGCTGAAGGTCGCATGAAGCAATTCCTGGCACCTTTCTCTGAGCATTTCGGGATCAAGGGCAAGGGCAGCATTGGCATTCTGGTGCGTGATACCATCAAGGATGTGCGAATCGCTGCTACTGTGACGAACCGTGCTGACAAGGATGATCCGGATGTCATCTACGCTGGCATCAAGAACGTGCAAGTAGCGTAACTGATGTTGTGAGTTTGGTAGTTCTCAATAAAAACTGCCACCTCTTTTGACCGCAACAACTGGAGAAAGTAATGAGTAACGGAGTGCCTAATAATCAATGGTCGTATCTCATCATGGATGGGAACATGGGACACGCAGATGTAGTTGGTACTAATGATTTCAAAGTCGCACAAGCCGCAGCCGTGGAAGACACGAACTGTGTTATCATTGTTGCTACTTGTCAACGGTTGGTAGTCGATCAAGGTGTAGGCAATCCTGATTGCTACAACATCGAAGAGCAGAAGATTTACAAGTTCGACTGACCACATCAAATGACAACTCGACTCCTTCACTTGGGCTCATCGGATGAATCGAAAGATTCTGAATCCGGCTTTTGGATTCCTAAGAAACTCAGTGGTCTCACTGCAGGAATGCAAGTAGCTTGGAGCCAGCGCACAACCACACCAGACACCATCATGGAACTGGAGATAGGTTGCAAGCGAGCCAAGATTGATGGAGTCGTTCTTACTAATGAGCGTTTCTTGGAGCGGCTGCTTTATGCACAGCCAGACTTTATTCCACCGAGCAGCAAAAAGAAGCTATCACTTGATGACTATCAAGGGTCACTTCTTTTCACACCTCGTGAACGGATTCCAGTAGTAGTCTTGAATCCATTACTAAACTTGAGGACTGTCAACTATGCGGAACACGCGGCTAAGAGATTCATTAGTAAACTTGCAAAACCTGCATCGTGGTATCAGGCAACACGGTTTACATGGTCGCTTGCATCTCCTGACACAATCGACGGGGTATACGATCGCATGCATCGAGGAGCTGCACTCATCGGTGTCGACATTGAGACTATCATTGATGATCCTTTGCGGCGCATTTCTTGCATCACTTTTTGCGCTTACTATCCTGATACTCATACTACTGAGTCGATTGTAATCCCGTTCACGGACAGCTTCTGGCACGCATGGGTTCAGAAGTTTTGCGATCTTCCCAACGCTAAGGTGTTTCAAAATGGCTTATACGATAATCTGTATCTCCTTAGGTGGGGCTGTATTGTTCGCAATTGGCTTCATGATACTCAGCATCTATTTCATAGTATGTTTTCGGAGTATCCTAAGCGGCTTGATTTTATTGCGGCTTATGCCATTCGAGGCATACGTTACTGGAAAGACGACGGTAAGACTGGCTCCCTTGAAGACTATTACCGTTACAATGCTATGGATGGGTGGGCTACTGTCAATTCTTATCTTAGTCTTCTTCGTGACGTTGAGCCTTACGCTATACGTAACTACCTCGATGAATTCCCACTCGTCTTCCCCTGCCTCAACTGCGAAATCGAAGGTCTGGCTGTAGACCAACCAGTCTTTGACAAAGTAGCGAAAGAAACTGAAGAGGAAATGCTGGCACAGGATAAGAAGTTTGTGCAAATGATTGCTGCTCCTGGCTTCAATGCTGGCAGCTGGCAACAGAAACTGAAACTCTTCCATGTGCTGGGGATTACTAAGCTCAAGCTGGAAGACCTGCAGAAGCAGCCCGCTGAGTACACAGTAACTTGGGGGCTCAAGGATACTGGCAAAGCCAGCATGTTGAAAGCGAAGGCAACTACTGCTTTCAACGAACGCATTCTTACTGAGATGACTGACATCATCGAAGACAAGAAACTACTCAGCACTTACTTGGTGAAGGATAAGATTTGGCATGGACGCATCCACTATAAAATCAATCCTGCAGCAACTGATACAGGAAGACTCAATAGCACTGCCAGCAGCTATTGGACAGGCTTTCAGATCCAAAACGTTCCACGTGGTTTGCGTGTCAAACAATTTATACGTTCCGACCCCGGCTATCTACTGTGCGAAATCGATAAAGCACAATCCGAAGCTAGGTGTGTCGGTTACCTCGCTGGAGAAACTAAGCTTATTGCGGTTGTAGAAGGTCCACATGATTACCACGCTTGGAACGCACAAGCATTCTTCGGAATTCCCTACGAGACAATCTATTCCGATGAGCTCCATAAGACTATTAATGCGGATGTGCGTGATCTTTCCAAGCGGACCAATCATGGAGCTAACTATAACATGGGACCAGCAGTCATGCTTGACACCATGGGACCTAAACATGTTAGTAAGGCGAAGATTATCCTTCGACTCAGCGGATCATTACTCAAGGTATGCGAGTTTCTCCTGCAGCGCTATGCACAAACTTATCCGCGAGTTAAAGGAGATTGGTATGACAGTATCACGAAAGAGGTCCAACTCACTGGTCGTCTTGTCTCCCCCGACGGACACACGCGTATATGTTTTGGAAAACCGTGGCTCAATAAGCGCGATCTGAATGCCATTGTCGCGCACAAACCGCAGCACTTATCTGTAGCTCTCATCAACCGAGAGTTCTACAATCTGTGGCGCAGTCAGATTTACGGAGAGTTCTACAAAATTAGCTGGTTTGACGACAGCATCACGAAGGTGTCAGTGTCAGAATTAAAGGGCAGAGTGCGCATCAAGGCGCAGATTCATGATTCCCTCTTCTTCCAGTACGATAAGCGATTCCTCACTATTCCTGAGACTGTCAGAAATGTTATCATGGATTCCAAGATACCTGTTCGTGGAAGCGACGGGGTCACAAGAACCATGTTCATCCCAAGTGATATTGCCGCTGGCAAAACTCATTGGTCCCAACTCAAATGACAACACCATCAAATGATGATCTTTTTAGTTTGTACTTCGAGTACGTCAAGGAAACAGAGAGCCCACTTATCTATCATCGGTGGTCGCTGATTACAGCTGTGGGCGCATTTCTTGGACGGCAGTTCTGGTTCCCGGATGGTGATGGAAAAATTTTCCCCAATCAGTACGTGATGCTGATAGGAAATCCAGGAACCCGGAAGAGTACAGCCATTAAGAAGATAACCAAAATTCTTCGAGCTGCAGGCTATGATAAGTTTGCAGCAGAGAAGACAACAAAGGAGAAGTTTCTCCTAGACTTAGAAGGAGCGGAAGATGATTACATTCCAAATGCTAACAGGAAAGGACCCGGAAGCGGAGGCCCAACAGCTAGAGATATTCTCGCGACTATGGACCTTGACGACGGCAGCGAAAGTCACGACGGAATACCAAGAGAAGTATTCGTCACAGCTGACGAATTCAATGAATTCGTTGGCACTGGCAACATGGACTTTCTCAGTATGCTCGGAGCTCTCTGGGACTGGGACTCTGAAACTAGTACTTACAAGCACCGTTTCAAAAATTCCAAATCAATTAGTATCTATCAGCCCACAATTAGTGTACTCGGGGGGAACACTCATGCTGGATTCCAGGCGGCATTCCCTGAAGCGGCCATTGGACAAGGATTTCTATCTCGACTTGTTCTCGTCTATTCAGAGCCAAGTGGGAGAAAGATTACATTTCCTCCGAAGCCTGACGAGCGTCTAGCTGTTAACTTGATGGAGAAACTTAACTTCATCAAGAAGACAGTAGTCGGAGAAGCTACTAGATCACAGCAAGCCTCAAACGCGTTGGATAATATCTATCGCACTTGGCAGGACTTGGAAGATAGTAGATTCAAGAGCTACAGTACTCGCAGATTTACGCATTTGAAGAAGCTGTGTTTGGTAGTAGCAGCAATGCGAGGCGTGACAAGAATAGATATTCAGGACGTGGTACTCGCGAACAGCATTCTTCACTACACTGAGAGTAGCATGCCGAAAGCACTTGGTGAATATGGCAGGAGTCGCAACTCCATCGCGACACATAATCTCATGACTGCCTTGTATGAAACCAAGAAGCCGATGACGATAGAAGAACTCTACAAGGTGGTGCAGCGAGACTTGGATAAGAAGGATCAGATCAGTGACTTGCTGAAGAATCTTAGTGAGGCTGGAAAGATCATCTGGGTGAAAGATTCTGCAGGTTTCTTGCCTAAGGTGCAGAAGGTGAACAGCCGAGCGCTGTTTGTAGATATGAAAATGCTTAAGGAGTATAACTGATGAAAATCGAAGGACCGGAAGGTAAAATCTTTGTTGAAGATATCGAAGAACAAGCTGGGATGCCGGCTGAACTTGCTATCTCTGTCTTCGGCAGTCCAGCACTTGTTGCTGGCGTCAAAGAACTCTTGCAGCGTGGTGCCAATCTCTGGCCAGATGCGATGCCAGAAGTAAAAGGCCTTGCTGATCTTGTCACTAATGGCAAGTTGATGCAAGAATATGAAGGCGTGAAAGCAACCGGAGTAACACATGATCCCGTACAATCCACAAATCAGTGAACCTAACAAGTTCCCTATTAACAATCCGAATCCGGATGATCCTGACACTCCAGTGTGGGTTACTTACGAAGAGTTCGTTTGCAATCTCATCAAGGAGATGGGATCACACGCTGCTAATATCCATCACATGGGCACTGGTCTTGGCGGAGAAGGCGGCGAGATTCTTGATGCCACGAAGAAAGTCTGGGTCTATGGCAAGGAGTTGGATCGAGATAATGCCATCGAGGAACTCGGAGATATTGAGTTCTATGCAGCTGGCCTTCGTCAGATGATTGGTGTCACTCGTCACGAAGTTCTGGCGTACAACACTCGCAAGCTACAGGCCCGCTACAAAGGCAGTTACTCAGACGCGGCGGCACAAGAGCGAGCAGATAAGCTGCAAGTCATCGACGTCACCAGCCCCAAATACATTGCTGAAAATCCGCCAATCAGTAAGGAGCAAGTTGCAGCCGTGGATGAACAAGCTGGTATCAACCACACAACTGACATGCCTGCTGTCGCACCTGAGATCCAGGACTGGTGCCTGCCGCTGCTAGCTGCCTATCATGCAGGAAAGACAGTGCAAGCTATTGACTACACCAAGAACACAGCAACTGTGCTGTTCGTAGGTGATAGCAACCCACATAAACTTTATCGGCCAAGAGACGAGGTGTGAGATGCCACAATTCCGGAAAATTCCAGTAATCATTAACGCAGTCAAGTACCTTGGACTTTATGACTCCGCTAAAAATTACGACCAGTGGTTCCAGGATGCTATCAAAGATGGCTCAGTTGTGCTTCACGAGAATGGTGACTTCGATGTGAAAACATTAGAAGGAACCATGGCAGGTAGACGAGGAGATTACATCATTCGTGGAGTTAAAGGAGAACTGTATCCTTGCAAGCCAGAAATTTTCGAGCTGACCTACGAAGCTGCTTGAAATCTCCCAGACAAAAAGAAACCCCAGTAGCCTGAAGCTCTGGGGCTTTTTTACGTCCAGCAGTTTCTCACCACTAACTGCTACAGAATCCAAGGTGGCAGAGTTGGATCAATCTCAATCGGTTGAGCTTCTACAACTACCACAACTTTCTCCATCTGCAATCCACCAGGAATTGGTGGCGCCACTTGATCCGTACTAGTATCAGCCATGGGAGCAACAGCCATCACGTCGCCCTGAATGATTGGTACGACACCGAGGGTCTGTGGCACGGTGAGAGCTACCACTCCTGGCTCTGCTAGTTTTTGAGAGAGTGGAATTCCTCTCGGAGGAAAACCTTCATAGTTCACAGTGATACCAATTCCCATGATCATTCTCCTTGTGGTGCAGGATCAGCGATTGCAGGGTCTACAGGAATGGGAGTATTCTGGTAGTCTGGCAACGGTTCACCGCCCATGATTTCTGTCAGTCGCTGCCCGTAGCTGCTCTGCAACTTACTCCTCATGTTCTCTACAGTACTGGTGTTTGCAGCCTTGCTCCACTTCTGCAAGCTGCCATAGAAGTTCTCCACTCTGCCGCCGCTGGCAGCATAATCTTTCATGAATTTCTCCATGACGTCCGTGGGAACTTCCTGATTCTTGTAGAGATAGCTCTTCACCTTCTCTCCAAGAACCTCTCTGCGATCAGTATCCGCAGTCTGATATGCTTTCATTCGATAGAGATTGTTGAGAGCAACAGCTTCATCCATCGGACGACTACCAAGAATCCGTGCACTGTTAGCAATCAGATCGAAGTCACTACTAGCACTGATCAGACTTCCCTTACTCGTAGTGCTTTGACCGCTTAGCACTTGAGCAAGTCCTGCAAGTGGACGATTGATACCATTATGTTCCAACCCTTGCAACAGACTAGGAACAATTGCAGCGCCTCCGCCAATCTTGCTGCCCATGTCCACCAAATTACTCACCACTCTGATGCTAGCATCAATAGCAGGAATCTGCATGGGATTCATTGGCAGAATTGTCATGTGTCGAGGATTGATATCTCCCCGCGTATACAGTGCAGGAGTGCTACCATTCATGATGATTGGCATAGCACTAGCAGTTCCATACATCAGCCAATCACCAAGCTCCTTACCCATCATAGCAGGAGCTACAGAGTATGCATCGTAATGACCTTGGTTGATTGCAGCGTTTCCAATAATGTGCGTATTGACTGCTTCAAAGAATGGAGTTCCATTAAGTCCAAATAGTCCTGCCTGCATGCCGAACATGGTAGCCACTGCCCTCTTGTCTTTGTTAGCAACGTGCCGTAGCAGCTGTTGCATAAGGTTGAAGGAGTAGGTTTGGAACAAACTGACAGCAGAGCCGAGAACTCCTTGGAAGACGATAGGTCTTTGAGAGCTGATGTAATTGCCTTGGACTCTGTTCGTGAAGACGCTAATGAACGCATTTTGTTCTTTCAAAGAAAGTTTCCCTGCCTTGACAGCATCTTCAGTAAGTTGCCGCATGACATCAGCAGAGACAAAACGAGTAAACTGTTCAGCAAGATTGTTACCTGTGATCTTAGCACCAGTCTCGAATGCCTTAGTAACTCCATCACTGAACACCTTATAATCCGCTCGCATAGCAAGATCATCAATCATGCTGTGGAACTGATCATTGATATCTTTGATATCTCCATTAGCTTTGTAACGAGCAATGAGAGTCTTGCCTGTGTCTCCGAAATAGTTCTCAATCGCCTTAGCAATTAGTTTTGTAGTCGAAGGAACTCGCAGGCCTTTGACGGGCCCAAGGTCCCCAGGAACTGCAACTGTCAACGACTCTCCTAGTTTTCCCAGGAGTTCAGGTTCATTCTTAAGCAACGTCCGAATGCTAGCAAGTTCCGTGCTCAGCATCAGCGGAGTGCTGACAGTATTTACCACACTGTTGAAGAAGTCCAGTCGCAACACAGTGTTTGCGAGGAACATGTTAGCTTTATTGATCGTGGTCTTGATCAAGTTACGATCTCTTGGAACGTTGCTAGCGAAATATTCTTCCGCATTGTTATACGGACCTTTGATGCCATGCTTCTCAGCAATAGCATTTACTTCATCCCAAGGAAGCAGTCCTTTCTTTCCATCGCTGAACGCACTAGAGAGAGCTTGGTAAGCTCGTACTCCGAGGGCGTCGACGAACTCATTCGCTTGGTGGAGGAAAGTATATTCGGAACGCTTACTGACATCAAGTGCCGTCTTAATGTAATCATCAAACGGATTCGTGATTTCAGTGCTACTACGTTTGGCCGAGCCCGCAAATTTACTAGTTGCAATTTCCGTGTAGCTCTCCCCCAGCTTCCTAATCTCCGCAAACTGTTGAGCATAGTTTGTTTCAACTGCATCACGTACGAGACGTCCAGCTTGGTTTTGGTGCCATCGGATGTAATCCTCGGCAATGGTTTCTGCTCTGACTTCCGGATAAATATTGGATAAAGCACCACTTCTCCGAAGCTCGGAATTGATACGAGGCTCGTTGATAGTCTTATCGAAGTCATACAAATCCTTAGCTTTGAACCAATCCTCAGTGCCCTTCTTTGTCACCACGTCAAAGTTAGCACGATCAATGAGAGCAATCCGCTTCTGCAGTTCTGCTGCATCTCGACCAAAAACCATTGCAACTTCACTGGTACTGAATGCTTTGCCTTCCACCGGACGCACGAATGCGAAGTGGCGGAAGTAAGTAGTATCTACTGGTGGTACGTAGACTACATTAGGATCGAAGCTACTAGTAAGTCCTTTGGCGCTGTAGAGAACTTGACGACGTTGCACTCGCTCACTGTTGAGAGTAGTATGCATCTTCAAAAAGTCACGTGCAGTATCATTCTCGACGGTGATGAATGCTCTGCGGCCTTCCATTTCTGCCACTTGAATAGCTTGCTGCAGTTTCTCAGCATCGAGACCTTGGAACTCTTTCAGCATCATCCTGTTCGTACCAGCTTCCCAGACATACTTCTCATCCGTGGAGCGAAGAAGATTAGTAACAATACCAATCTCAGCAGCAGCTTTTGGGTCTGCTCGCATTTTAGTTGCTACTGGACCAAGCCGATCCATGACAGCACTTACTTCTTGCTGCGCCCAGAGATGAGTTTTCTTTCCTTGATCTTGTGCGAAGAGACGAAGGGTATCGCCGTAGTCTGCGTTACTGGAGCCGAACGTGCTCGCTCCAGCTCCAAGGCTATCTGCCAATCTTGCAGCGTCCTGCTGGAGATCAAGCATCTGCCCTGCCCGATCTGCTCCAAGAACTGCGGAGGCTGCATTCTTATTAGCCCGCACAGCTTCTTGGACACGATAACTCCAGGCGAGGTCACCCGTGACAAATTGTCCGCCATTATTAGCCACACTTTCTTGTACTAGTTGAACACGTTCACGCCATGACATTTCTGGCTTCATGGCATCCAGTTCTCGGAACTGCTGCGGGCGACCAAACTCTGCTACGAGATTCTCTCGGCGAGTGTAAGTATCTAGTGGCAAGCTGACTCCAGCACCCATGTCGATGATCCTATCACCTTCACGGCTGATGCCTGCGAGATTTTCACGAAACCGTACCGCAACAGCATTCTCCAACCATTGGGCATCCACATTCAACTGGTAGGCAACTGCTCGTACATCTGCACTGGTTCCATTCTCTGCTGCTTCTGCAAAAAGCCGTTGAGCTTCTGACATCTTGGCACTGCGGATAGTGTCATCGATGCTCAAGTTACTAGCCTTGCCAATAACTTCCTTACCACTCACCAGTTCAATCTTCCCAAGAAGTTCCTTATCCTGCACAGCACGGAGACGGTCCATGAGTGAGAAGTCAGTGACATCAATCTGCGTAGGCAAGGCAGTATCATCCAGCTTGGACGCCCAAGCATGACGAGCAGTGAAATATTCTACATCAGCGCCAGTTGCTACTTTCGGACCCATCTGCAGAATCTTAGTCGCGCCCTCAGCAGTAGGAATCTTGACGCCAGTAGGAAGAATGGTGAGAGACTGTCCGGGGACTACTCGGTCAGCAGCAGTAAGGACAGTATCTTCTGTAATTGCCCCAGTTCGTACATTAATGAATCTATTACTGTTATAGACTGGATCCTTTACTCGCTTCCAGAGAACGCTGTTATCATTTACTCGTAGTGTTCCGTCTGCGAGAATGGCAACATCTCGTCCCTCTTTCCAGGCAGCAGCGAGGGTTGGAAATCCATTGTCTCCCTCACGGCCAACAAATGCTGCATTTTTAAACGCTTGTTGTCTCTGCTCAGTCGTTCCGAGAAAGACATATGGATCCTTGTAAGCGTTCTCATCGAAAGGGCTAGTACGCTTAATCGCATTTTCCCAGTCCTCCAATTTCTTAATGCTACCAAGTTCCTCTTCATTCAGCTTCTTTTTAAAGTACCAGAGATCATCTGGCTGAAGAGTCTTGGTGTCATTGGCCGCACGAATTCCCTTTAGTTCAAAAAGCCAATCTCCCATGCGCTCACGAATATAGCCAGCATCGTGACCAGCATCTCGCATGCCTTTGAAATCACTGAGAATCTTTTGAATGAATGGAGTAGCTACATCAGTCGTAGTAGCTAGGTCTCGCATGGTAGTTTCAAATTGCAGCAATGCACGATTCTCAGAGCCACTCTTAGTGTTCTTGAGAAATTCACTAACATCAAGATCAATCTTCTTAGTGAGAGGATTCCAGCCTACAACTTTGTCAGGACGACCCACGTGGAATGCGAGGTCCAATACCTTATCCTCGGGCAGAATTTCCAGAGGCATCTTAAGTAGGCTGTCGACGATCGCGAAAGCTTTATCTCCTGTGTCAAGCCCGAGCTTGTCGAGATTCGCCACGTAATCGTAGTTTCTGGTTTTGGCATCTAGCTCTCCTACTGCTCGCTTGAATCCCTTATTTAGGATAAGTGCATCAATCCCACCACCGATGACACCACCGAAAGCAGCACCTACGAATGCACTCTTACCAACATCCCACCAGCTGTCATCTGCCAGCAGCGGAGACTGCTTCATTGTTAGAGCTACGGCAGTCTCGAATGCAGCTGCTTGTAGCGTTTGATCTGCTGCTCCCCAAGCCATCGCTGCAAGTTTGTTCTTGTTGATGTTAGTGAAGACACTACCACCTTCGACAGAGAGTTCTCTGAGGGCGGCTGAGAGATTTGCAGCTTGTCGAGTTTCAGCGAATCCAAGTGCTCGGCCAATCGCACCAGCTCCACTTCCTGCTCGTGCTGCATTGAGGGCTTTGATCCCAAGAGTTCCTGGAATAAGACTGCCACCGATAAATCCGGCAACGTCAATGGCATTTTGGTTTTGCTTGTAGTAATTCCCCCAGCTTTGGTCAATTTCATTCAGCTGCTCCTGCGTGTTAATCTGTGCTACGTCAGCACCCAGAAGATTTGCTCCACTGGCGAACGTGTTATAGATGCTTCCGAGACCAGAGATAACAGCACCAGTTGCTCCAGCTGTGAGCGCCATGCCCACGTCATCACCAAATCCACGGCCACCGCCTTGGACTTCAACAGTATCAACTGCAGGAGCTACTACATCAAAGAGTGCCATTTGATTCTTTCTTAGCGAGTCAGACCGAAGGTACCAGAAGAAGCACGAGCACCTTGAATGCTAAAGACATTCTGCTCGGCAATTTCCTTAGCAACTTGGCGAGTGAGCAAGTTCTCCACTTGCACGGGATCACCAAGATCTACAACTTTTGGCAGGGCGCCAGTACTGTAGGCTGGCAGCGCCACAGGATACGTCTTGCTAGGAGTCTGAAGACCGAACATCTGAGGTTTGGTGATCATCTGTTGTTCTTTGCTCGCACGTTTATAGAAGCTACTGATGTCCGAGGCCAGCTTCTTGGTGGCGAGTGCAGGATCGCCAGAAAGACGAGCAGTAGTCACAGCGCGTTGAATGAATGCTTGCTCATCATAGTTGCTGAATTGACGCTCAGTACCGTCAGGGCCATACTTGCCCATCATTTCCACATAACTGTTGCCAGCCCATGATGGGTCCTTGATGAGTTGCTTGTATTGAATCTTGTAGGGATTCGAGTCCGGCTGGTTACGCATGTCAGCAGTAGCAGCATTCTGATACCGAGCAGCAGCTGCCTCAAAGAGTTGTGCTTCCACCTTATCAGGATTGAAAGTCTTATCACCCTTTGCAAGTGCTGCTACTTTAGCAGTCTCCAAGTCTTTGTTCACTTGAATAGCTGTGTCATTCACCCAAGTGCGAACTGCCAGTTGACCATTAGTAGCCATCTGGTCCCAGTTACCATACTTGTTGACGAAGCCCAGCGCCTTGACAATATCACTGCCAAAACGTCCAGTGCTGTTAGCCGTGAGAATCTCATCGCGAGTCTTAGCTGGCAGCTGCTTGAAGCGATCGTAAGGAATACCACTACCGCCAGCTGCCTTCACCAGCATGTTAAACTCACTGAGAGCTGCTTGCTCACCAGCAGTTCGTGCTTGCGCCTCTGTCTCACCAGCTCGCACAGCTTCCAGTTGCTTGGTAAGCATCAACTGCTGTAGTGAGTTGCTAGCAGCTTGTCCAGCCAACTGAACTGCTTGCAGCGCATCACTTGCACTCTTCTGCTGCATCTGCAGATTCACACCTGCAGCTTGTGCTTCTGCTTGCTTTACTTGTGCGCGGCTAAGAGCCGCTCCTGCTTCTAGTGTCTTGTCCGCATCAATAGCTTCGGAGAGGGTGATAGAAGAACTTGTGATAGCTTTGGCCGCATCAAACTTCTGGAGTGCATCTTTCTGCTGACCAACAAGTCCGTTGTACTCGCTAATCATTCCTGGCAAGCGAGTCTGATTCACCAGCCACTCGAATGGACTGTCAAAGAAACCAACGCTCATGCGCGCATCAATTTCTGGTCGTTTCTGTTCAAGCATTGCACTGGTAACATCAAGTGCATCTAATGCTTGATCCATGCGATTCGCTGCTTGTTCTGGATGCAAGTTCGCACGAGTAAGAAGTGCAGCCCGACGAGCTTCACCAGCTGCTTTGACGCCAGCGGTCGCTGCGGCACTAGCACCAGCTGCAATGCCAGCTTCCATGATAAGATTCTGATAGTCAGTGCCAGCAGCCTGCACTCCAACTCCACGATCTCCCAGTGCTGACATAGCATCATTAATTGTAGTTCCAAGCAAGCCACTAGCACTATTGAAATTATCAAGTGCACCCGCGTCAAAAACATTACGAGTGGTGCTTGTGCTGCTACTAGTGCCTCTCCGCATTTGAGGAGTTGCGGGCTGACCAGCAGCACGTTCAATCTGCTGTGGAGTCATCTGATTATCAGCCATAAAAGTCCTCTGTTTCTGTAGATATTGAGTGGTCTCTGGCACCAGTGGTTCACCACGCTGATAACGCTTCCAGTTCTCAGTGCCGCCATTATAGTAAGCACCTAGCTCCAATGGATCATCTGGATTCCGCATCCTACTCTTCATGTCTTTCATTGCTGCAAGACTAGCGGAGAGTTGCGACTTCAGGTCATTCGGATCAAATTTCCAATCAGCAGGTAGCAAGCCAGCTTGCTGCAATCCCCTAGCTGTAGAAGGAATAACCTGGCCCAGACCCATAGTCTGGTTCTTGTTAGTAGCGTCACCGCTGAAAGTTTTAGAGCGAATGCGGCCGTCACGCGTATTCTCCGCAACGATGATAGATTTAGCGACACGAGGATCAATGTCATACTGGGGAGACAACTCCTCCAGTGTTCTCATTACCTCGTCGACACTAAAATCTGCCATGATATTTCCTATTGACGGGCTGCAGGCGTGTGATAGGTTTCAAGCAAGCGGTCAAAGATACTAGTGCCAAGAGTATCTACTACATCTTTTGGAATGACATACTCACCATCACTGTAGAAGACATCCTTACCCCCAGCAGCTTTGGGCTTCATCCTGATGCTATCACTTGTGCCGGTGCCAGGACCACGAACAAGTCCACCATCTTTCCAGCCGTCACCGCCAGCACTAGTACCAGCAGAACCACTGGTACCATCACCGGCACTGTCACCGCCGACACCAGAATCTCCTGGACCCCCATCTCCTCCAGAACCAGGACCCCCAGAAGCTCCAACACCGACCCCACCATTTCCATCACCGCCAGAATTATCAGAGATACCTACAAGGCCAGGAACACTAACAGTAACTCCGATATCTGGATCATCTGGAGCGGCAACAGAAGGAGCAGTGCCTACTCCAGTGGGACCGCCACCAGCAACCCCTTGGTTAGCAGCGTTGACTGCTGCTGCCATAGCAGCCATGAATCCAAGCATAGCGCTGAGTCCTGTCACTGGCATTCCCATCATGCCAAGAGCAGTACTAATTCCTTGCGGAGTTCCTTGCGGTGCAGCTGCAATACCACTGGGTCCAATGCCCATGGCACCATTATCTGCTTCATTACTAGTAGGAGCGCCACCTTCACCAATTCCTCCGCTGCCACCGCCGCCACCAGTTGCCCGATCAATGGCAGCTTGTCTTTCTGCGGCAGCTTGCTGGGCTGCTACACTTGCACGGAACAGAGAAAGTGCTTGCTCTTGAGAGTTTCCAGAACTATCTGCTACAGAAGTAGGACCCATTACAGCAGCTGGTGCAGTCAAAGCTGCTGCGGTCATGCTGGGACTGCCACCTGCAGGTTGGCTGGCACCAACAGGAGTAGGAGAAGGTGCGTAACCTTCATAGTTCATGGCTTCACTGCGCTCACGATCTAGTCTCGGCCCCATGTAGTTGGCATTCCGGATGCGAGGAGTAACTGCACCAGTTTGCACTTGACCACCATCTGCAAATCCCAGGCCTTTACCCAGCAAGAACGGCAGAAGTTGCATCATAGATGCCATGGTAGGATCAACGCCCGTCGGGGTGCCAGCAGGAACTTTCACATTTGTTCCTTGCTGCATAGTGTATGGCATCGGTGTCAACCCTGCTTGCATCTCTTGCCGCAGTCTGGTACCATCAAAAATGTTCATGACGGGGAGTCGAACAGGCGCAGAAGCGACAGTGCCAGGGCTGCCACCACCGTAGCGAGTATCTCCAACAGAGCCAATTCCACGGTTGCCGACTTGGCCTCCATCTGCAAAGAAACTGCCAATCCAGTCAGCAGCTCCACCGAATGCGTCCCCGATGCCACCGAAAAGTGAGCCGCCAAAATCACCAAGATTGAATCCACCACCTCCGCCCATAAGGCCAGTGATGCCACCAGCGCTGCCGCCATAGTCATATGGATTGGCACCAAAGCTGAGATTGCTGCCGAGACTCTCGGTGCCAAGAGTTCCGAAAGCATTGAAGCCAGATGGCAGCGAGCCAAAGCCCATGTCAAAACCAGTTCCAAGACCGCCACCAGAATTAGTATAGCCTCCGAGTCCTGTGATGCCTCCAAGGTTGGGAGCAGCAATTGGTGCCATAGTTGCACCACCTCCACCTCCACTGCCGCCAGATGCACCACCTGACAGCATTCCACCTCCACCAGCAGCAGCTGTTCCACTGTCAAATCCATATGGATCAGCAGCTACCGGCCCTGCGAGGAAACCTTGACTAGCTGCTGGAGTGGAAAGCATTCCTGCAGATGCACCTCCACCATTAGTCAGAGTAGGAAGAGTTGAACTAGCAGTACCAATAGTTCCTGTACCACCTGTGCCACGTCCGAAGATGCCATCAAAGACTCCCTTCTTATCCAGCCAATTCAGAGCAGTACCACCAGCACCGATGAGACCAGCCATATTAGGATTAACACCTTGCTGTTGACGCTGCTGTTGCGTCTGTTGCGTGTTAGTGTTACCCGTCTGTTGCTGAACTTGCTGCGTAGTGCCCGCAGTTTGCTGCTGCTGCTGACCAGTCTGTTGAGTCTGGCGAGTGTTGGCAGCGATTTGGGCAGCGGTATCAGCTGCAGTACGTTGACTGCCTTGATTGTATTGCAGAAGTGCTTGCACTGCTTGACTGCTGAGATTCCTGTTCAAATCTCCCAGTGCCAAATTCAACCCACTGTTTCCACTTACACGACTACCAGTGCTGTTGGCGAATTGCTGCGTCAGTGCCGGAACAGCAGCTGCACCTTCTGTAAAGATGCTAGTGATCAAGGCACTAAGCTGTGCTGGATCCATGCCACCTTGTGCTTGCGTGAAAGCAGCAATCAGCGGCGCTAGTTCTGCTGATGTGGAAGTTGTGGCTGTACTGGTACCGGCTGTTGAGCCAGTGGTAGAGCCGTTGGTCAGCGCATTTTGCAGTTGCTGGACGAGTTGATTGCTACTTCCGTTCGTAGTATTCAACTGTCCGAGCAACTGAGTAAGTAGATTAGCACCAGCTGCTGGTTGTGCGATTGGTTCAGCCATGGAGTTCTCCAAGTATTGGTGCTAGTATGTCACACCGAGGTAGCAGTTTCTAGCGAGGAATCAAGCCAGACGCTCGAAGTGAGGACTGTCAATGAAGCTAGAATTACCAGCTTCTACCTGTCCACGCCAACTGCCGCCCCAACGATTAAGAATATCTTGATCTTCCCACCACTTTCCAAGTGGTCGAATCTCTGCAGCAGTTGCAAGTCTGCCATCTTTGATGAGATTCAAGTCGATAGCAAGTTTCTTCAGATGCTGAGACTTCATAGTCTTGCTAGCACCGCTGCTGAAATACAACTTCTGCTGTTCTGGAGTGCGGAGAACTTCTCCCAGTCGTACACCAAACCCCATGTCTGCTGCTTTCAGGATCAGCTGCGCTGCTTGAACTGCAAAAACTTCCTGATGTTGTCCAAGTGTAAGTGCCATGATTTACTCCTTACGAACACTAAGGTTATTGATAGCAATATCTTTCTGAGCGCTGGTCTTGCTGCTGCCAAAGTAGTAGGTGAGGACGCTACTCATAAGAGCAACGACTGCATACTTGATATCAGATTCAGTACTGAAGTAGAGGAAGAAACCGCCACCTACTGTGATAGTCAGAGCAAGAATACTGGCGATATGCGTATTTAGCCAGCCAGCATGTTCAGCTTCTATGACACGAACTTCACGCTCACGTGCACTGGCACGATCCTGTGCATCAATCTGATAATAACTAGCATCTAGCTTCTTATCTTCCAGGGCCAATTCAATTAGCTTCTCTTCATGTTCCATCTGAGCGATTCGCAACTTCTCAGTTCCTTCTTCTGACACCAAAGCATCTTCAATGTTCACTCCTAACTCTTTCTCTACTACATCTTTTCCTTTGGCAAGAATAGCAGAACCGATGAGATCAAGTCCCTTAGTAGCAAGAGTGGTGAGAATCGGAATGAGAACAGGTGCGACCATGATAACTCCTAAATGAGGTGCATATAACTACTAACAGAAAGAAGCATTTGTCCAGATGTGAGTGCCCAACCAATTGGTTGAATACCTTGGCCCGCAGCAACTGGTCGCAGATTCTGAACTGCTCCTGCAGTAGTGCTGAGATAATAGAGAGTCCCAGGGATCATTCCGCTGATAGCATCAGTAAGACCACCTGTTAGAATTTCTATCTTCTGGCCTGCACCTTTACTCTCATTGGCGATACCGATGGCAGGGCCAAACAGTAAGCCGCTGGCAGCTGTAGCTAGCGCACAGCGGTTAGCACCAGAAACATTTGTCGCCCGAACTAGCTGTCCACGAACAATTGGCTCGTCAGTTGTCGGATACCAGCGAGAAAGATTCGCACCTTGCAAATATTTCGTAGGATCCATTGATGCTATTTCTAGCAAATCAGGAGGATCAATCCCAGAAAACTCAGAGACTCCAGACAGCAGATTCTTGATCGCAGTGTAGATCAGCTGGAACTCTCCCCAGAGTTTCTGATCGATGCCATCATTCGGCAGCGTCGGCAAGCCAAGAAGAATCTTGCTGTTTGCTCCGGCCATTATCTATCTCCATCCTGTGTAGCTTCTACTACATAGGTACTGAATGCAAACGTTCCTTCTGCGATGATATTGACATTAAGTCCTGTCAGGCGCTTGGCGTAAGTTGCTACTTTCTTATTCCTATTCTTCAGAATCATTGGTACAGTCAACTGACCTTTATTGTTCGGCAGTTCTGCTGTAGCAGTGACAGTGAAAGGATGCGGCAAATCAGTACCGGTCTGGTAGATGCCCTCTAAATCTACCTGTTGCAGCTGAATCATATTTGATCGCTGCAGTTGAAACTTGCCGAAGATGATGACGCCCAGAGCATCTTCCTGCTTGTTGTAGTCCATCCGCAACATCTGCACTTCACCATTGATTTTCAAGAAAGCGATGGTGAATTTGCTGGGAGGATCGCTAACTACACCAGTATCAAAATCTGCATACGTTGTATTACTAAGATCATCGTAAGTAGTAGCGGCCAGCCAGTCGTAGATCACCGGACCAGTGACATTGGGATATGGATAACTAAAGCAATCAACGTGATCAATCTTAACTTTTCCCCAACGACGGAGAATAGTATCATAGATCAAGGCGTAATCATAAACTCCTTCATCAGCATTCGTAGAGTAACTCATGATTACGAATCTGCTGCTGATGAAGCTTAACTTCACAGGAAATTCATATTCATCAGAATAATGAGTAGTAAGTTCTTTCGTAACTGGATCGAAAGTATCCCACATCTTCCCTGCGATGAAGTCATTTACTTCTGCACTAACTGGCTCCGCTGATTGCACTGTGATCTTCTGCAAGCCACCAGTTGTCCAAGCGTATTGCGCACCTGATGTTTGTTCGCTGGTGACCTGTTCATAGGTTTGAATACCTCCAGCATTTGCAATTTCTTTGAAGGTAAATGGCGCTCTTGCATTATTTGTATAAACTGCAGCAATTGCATTCTTGGCGGTGTAGATGATGAAACCACCAGAGATACCAAGGACCGCTGTGATTCGTGCTTTGACGTCTTGAGGTATACTCCGACCTGCACCAGTTGTAAGACTCGGGACGAAGTCAAGAGGATTTACCAAGGATGACCAACAAACTTCCAAATCTGTGAATGCAATAAGATAGTTACTGCTACCTCCAATACCTCGAATATCTGCCGGTGCAAGACCTGTGACGACTACTGGCAGAAATGTATCTGCAGTTGCATCATATTCATAGATGCCTAGTCCTTCGTAGCAGACAAAGGTGCGACCATTAACATAGGCTCTCGTCACTAGTCTACCAGTCCAGCCTACAATTGGATTCTTGGAGTGCCAGAGGCCGTCTCCCGGCCAGTAGATGTAATTCTTGCCACGTGCAGGTACAAAAAGGAAATTGTTTTCATCCTCATCCCGCAACGTAATCGCTTGATCAAAATCACTAGCACCTGCTAGTGCTGCAATCTTCAATTCGTAATCTACGCTCTGCATGCCCTCAGACGTAGGAACTACATCCTGTACAAAGAGAACTTGCGGAGTGTTGAATTGAGAAGGAGTTGGCTGTCCTAGCACCGTTTGCGGTGCTTTCACATCCAAGTCTCCTCGTTCGTCATTAACAGTACGGCCAGCGAGCACTGTTACCAGTGGGAACTGGGCTGCTGCTAGTGCTCCACGGAAACGGTGCTTGGCCATAGTTAATCTCAGGAGTATTCAAAGATGATCATGACACCTGCGCCACCTGCACCCCCAGAAGCAGCAGAGCCTGCTTGAGCTTCAGTAGCTCCGCCACCGCCTGCTCCGTAACCAGTAGCGTTGCCACCAGGAGTACTGCTAGCACCTGCTGCACTTCCAATAGCTCCTGGTCCACCACCAGCAAACCATGAATCTGCACCTTTGCTAGCTCTTACATAGTTGCTGACAATGCTAGAAATGGCAGGATCAGCCGCACTTCCCACCAGTGTGAGAATATTGCCACCAACTGCGGTACCACCCCCGCCTCCACCAGCTGATGGGATTGTAGATGCGCCACTAGCAAGTCCGCCAAGGCCACCACCAACTCCAAAAAGTGCTCCAAGATTGGTAGTGCCGCCATTACCACCATTACCACCAGAAGTAGGCACCCCACCTGCTCCAATTACAATTGGAAGACCTGCGAAAGCAGTAGTGTAACGACTGATGATAAAGCCGCCAGACCCGCCACCGGCGCCAACAGCACATTGACCGCCAGGAGTTACAGGAGCCCCGCCACCTGCGCCCCCACCAGCTTGTGCCAACACCAAGATGGCATTAGTTCCAATAGTGGGGTCATAAGCTGGTTGGCTTGCAACAAAACTACGAACATTCAGCAGTCGACCACCGAGTGCAAGTCCTGGCACCAGCGTCTGAAGGTATGCCTTCAGTGCTCGAAACTCAGCAGCAGCACTTTTGGCGAACTTATCTTCTGTTGGTTGTGAAGGATCTGTTGGATCTGGAATGTAGGCCATTACTGTTTCCTCTGATTCTGCTGATTGTGAGCATTCAAGACGGCCAGAGTTTGCTGAACTACTGCCAACGTCTGTTTCATTTCTTTCACGTCAATCTTGAGTTCAAGATAATTGTCGCGGTTATTTGATTTGATCTCTTGTTGAGTGTTAGCAGTCTGTGCTAGCTTCTCTTCAGCAAGTGTGACTCGCTTATCCATGATGTTCCATTGCAGAAACAAACCACCGATAAATGTCATCATTGCTATCAAATGACCCAAATCAATTCTCCGGTCGAATTGAATCCAATGCTTTTGAGTATCGTCAGAATGCTGAGTCATGCCAAACTCCTTACGCTCCGATCATACCGTGGGCAGTGAGATCATCAATAAGTGCTTTAACACGTTCAGCAAGTTGTGGAAGAGTAACAGCACCAGTAGCGAATGTAGTACGAGTTGCTGTTCCAGTGGCAGCTGCCCAGCCCGTGCGACGAGTGCCGATAACTGGAAGAGCTTGAACAGCTAATCCAGCACTGGTAAGTTGTGCGTTGTTAGCTCCAAGAACAGCAGTGTGGCTGAGAGCTGCGACATCACCAGAAAAGGATCCAGTTGCTCCTTGCACCACGGCAGTAGCAATGAGATTGATGCCTGCAGAAATGCTGCCACTCGAAACAATGGAAGTGATAACAGTGCTAGGCAAGCTTGTCGTGCCAGTTACAACTAAGTTTCGACCTACCGTCAAATCTCTAGTTACTGTAAAATCACCCTCGGCGTTTCCAAAATACGGTACATAGTCCAGTGCCTGTTCTACTGGATTCCATGCAAGCAGCTGTTGCAAGTTCAAATTCAATGGATATGCCGAAACCATCGGCAGTGCGTATCCTTGATTTCCGACATTACCGATGATTTGGATCATGATTTACCTCATTGCTGAGAGCAGAAAGTTGCTCTTAAGTTGTGGAATATATAGTTTCTCAACTTGAGTGAGATAGCTGCGAGACTTTTCTTCGTTCCCATTGGTACTGAGGACCAAGGCTGCTGCCCAGTAGATGATAATACTGGGAGCTAGTTGAGCAATCCAACTGTCGTACAGGTCACGGCGAACTTGCGGTGCCTTGGCCCATTGCACAGCATATCCCCAGCACTGAATAGGACTGCGAACTACTAGAGAACTTCCACTAGCATACGCAATATTCGTACGGAGATTTCCGTACTCTGGATCGTAGATATCACCAATTTCTACAATCTCAATCTTGCTGCTCTCATTAGGAGCTAACAGATTAAAACTCTGATCAATTGGTCGAATATCTATAAATCCTCGCACTAGTCCAAACAAGGTTGGGATGTCAAGACCGAGTTGATTAGAGCTGTTAGGAAGTTGCACTTGAGTGGTGGCGACATCCCGGAAATACATATCTGTCAGATGTGCATTGGTAGTAGCTGCTCTCAGAGCAATGGCATTTTCTACTTCCAGGTCCGGACGATTCGTAAGAGCGATGACGTCTGCCAGCATCGCATCATACAGGTCTGTCTGCCAAGTCATGTGCAACTCTCCTAATAGTTCTAGTTACTTAGGAGGTCTGTGCGATCACTCGCGGCAGATTGCTCATGGCCTGCGAAGCTGCAGGATCAAGATCACGTGCACTGTTCTTGCGACTGTCTGCCAGTGCTGCAAGTTGCTCGGCTTGCAAGATGTCATCAGTTACCACAATATAGCGACCTTCTGCATCTTGACGAACTTCTGTGATCATGCTGCCCGGAGTGCGAGCAAGTTCTGTCAGATGTTCAAGCTGCTCCGGTACGTTGGTGCTGTACTGGCCGATATGTCCATTCTGGCCGCCAAAGATCAGTTTCTTGCCATTTGGAAGAATGGTATTTGCATTGGCATACAGATGCTGGAAAGTTCGCCACGGACGATCAACTAGACCAACTTCGCCTGGAGCAAGAACTGGTGCCAGTTCAATCTCAGCAGTTTGCGGCGCAGGAACTCGTGTTGCTGGGATCGGAGAATTACCTGCATTCGCCGTGACGTTGGAAACTCCAGGAATTCCAGAAGCTTGATTCTGTGCTGCCAAGTCACGAGCAGCTGCTTGCCGTGCCAGCAAATCTGCTTCAGCTTCTTCACGGTCCTGACGTTCCTTGTCAGCCGCTACTTTTGGATCGACCTTCGCAGTGTCATCTGCTTTCTTCTGCGCAGTAGCTGCAACTTCCGCTGCTTGCTTGTTGCGCTCCTGCGCTTCTCGGATCATCTTTTCTGCTGCTGTTTCTGCCATGATAGTTTCTCCAGATAGGTTGGTAAAATGAGCCGCTGCTCATAAAAAAGACCTGCCACTCCGAAAAGCAGCAGGTCTGAAACTAGCCGAGGGCTAGGAGCGGCGGGAGATTAACCGGCCAGTGCAGCGGTGAAGTTGAAGAGAACACCGTCAGCAGCGGGATTCTTCACGAGGCAGGTGCATTCGCTGGTGAGAGTACCACCAACAGCATCTACACCATTGTCAACATCTGGCATCCCATTGGCATTGAACTCCTTGTTCTTGGTCTTGCGACCATTCATGTATGCCATGGAGAAACTGTTGAGGTCAACAGAAACTGCCATCTTTGCCCACGTGCTGGATTGTCCGTAAGCATTGAAGAGCGGATGCTCGATGATGATGAAACGACCGCGAGGGATACGGAACGTATCGAACTGCAGACCCCAAGCAGTTTGGGAGTCTTCGATGAAGTACGTGCTGTTGAGACGGAACACGTTGTGCAGTACATTACGAGCTGCACCGCCAACAAACAGAATCCGTTCCGGTTTGTTCTTGGGATCAGTCACCTGATTGAACTGCGGATCAAGAGCTGCTTGCAGTTGTGTCCAGTTGGTAGTAGCACCGAGAGTGGTGATATTCCCAGGAGCACGATTGGCGATGATGTTCAACAAACCATCCATCGTGTGGAACGGCTGGTTGTTCAGAGCACCATAAAACTTCTGACCGAAGAACAGAGCCTTCTCAATGTCAGCAGCATGGAACATCGCACAGTCATTACGACTTTCTGCGACGAACGTATCTCCCGCAATTTGCTGGGTAGCACGAGTGGTATCACTCACAGCCCAGGTGTTGCGGAAAATCTGCGTGTAGTTGATGAAACGATCAGGAATGATCAGCAGCGAAGCAGGACGCAGCGAAGCTTCCTCGTACGCATTACCAACCATCCAAGCATTCACACTAGCACCAATTGCCTGCGCAGCAGTAGTGCCGACACCACGTTGCACCAGTACCTGAGTTGGCGAGTTGATGCTACGAATCAGCACATTTTCACGTGTAGTATCAATCTGCATCATCATGCCAGGAATCAGATTCGCAGTGCTAACAACATTCAGCACCGTATCAGCAGCAGCGGCACCAGCTGCCGTCAGTTGCAGGCTCGGGAACAGCATCGTCTTGGAGAAGAAGCCATGCTCAACTTGGTAAGCAGTTTCTTCCGACAGACGAGCAGTCAGAGCGTAGAGAGGAGCAGTACCATTCGGCATCAGCCGAGTGATCATGCCAGCGAAACTCTTGCGAGCCAGATCGTCTGGAATCTGCAGAGTATTGTAGACACCAACAGCCATTTTAGTTTCTCCAGGAGTTGCGAGGTTGTTTGCTGCTAGTGCTTACGCGGCAGCTTGGTAGAGACCGCGAATTTCCACGCGGGGTTGGAACGTCAGAGCAGAAGTGCCAGTAACAGTTGCGTTAGCACTGAGAGTCACGGTGCCAGTGACGCTATTGACAGCGATGATGGTCGTGGAGGCAGGGATGCCAGTGCCAGTAACCAACATGCCCGGACGGAGCGTCTGCGCCAAACTAGCAGCACGGGAAGCAGAAACTCCCAGAGACGCCAGATTGATGATCGCACTTGCGTTCGTCAGTTCTGCTGCCAGAATTGCCTGACGACCAGCTGCCAACACAGTCAGCATGAATCGCTTCACGAGACTAGCAGTAACTCCGCCATTCACCAGCGTGACACCTGTGTTCGCCACAACTGCTGTTGCATTTGCAAATGCCACGCCATTGATAAATAGAAACTCGAAAGAGTCACCAGTATCAAGAGCAGGACATGCTGCAAGAATTGCATCAGCACTAGGCCAAGTATCAGCGTAACCAGCACCAGGACCAGTACGGTCGATGATACCAGCCAGAATTGCTGTCACCGGAATGGCAGCTGTAGCGGCATCCGTCATCGGATATGCGCGCTTTTGGTCCATGATGATATCATTCGGACCTTGCTTTTGAACGTCATTGCCGCCGTTGTCGACGCGGCCTGTTTTCATAGCCATTTCATTTCCTTTAGGTTAAGGGACGAGAAAGTCGAAAAAGTTACTTTTCCAAGTTCGCCCACGCCAGCCAGTCCGGTGACTCTGCTTCTTTCTTCTTCACAACAGTTGCTTGTTCCTGCAAGTTCATTGCACTCCCAAGTCCCTTAACATAATTCTCAGCAGCAGTTTGCACTTGCGCTGGAGTCAGTTGGGGTTGTTGCTGGGAGATCATAGCCTTCATGGACATGATGATAGGAGCAACTGCAGGATGAGAAAGTACGGGATCGTCAGACTGACGGTTGGCGACTTCGTGGTTGCGAAGACGAGTTGGCAGAGCTGCATCAAATGCTTTTCCATGACGGAGAAAGCCATCATTCATGAGGCTGCTAGATTGAAGTGTCTGCGCTGCAAACACCGTCCGGGCAACACCATTCATGATTTCTCGCATAGCAGCTACTGCGGGTTCTCCGCCTTGGGCTACTTGCTCGAACAGCTCAGGTTTGACTTGAGACGTGAAATCTAGATTATTAGTGCTAGCAATCACATCTTCTTTTTTGAGAGTGAACAGAGGTTGAGCAAGTGGATCAGCTTGTGGAGTGATCGGCTTGCCATCTGCCGTAGTAGCAGTCTTCCACACACCTGCTAATCCTTCAAGGTGGGAATTGAGTGGGTCCGCTTGGTGTTGCTCTTGTGCAAGTTGCTCAGGAGTTTTCTGAGGTTGCTGGGTTCCACCATTCGTAAGTTGTTCTTGAGGATTGCCGCCAGGAAGCGGAGTTACTTTGCCGCCACCACTGTGCTCTAGTCCGCCAGCACCTGCACCGCCAAAGAAGTTTGAAAACATTGATCCAACAGTAGCCATGATAATTCCTAACGAGTGATTGATTGGTTGAATTAGGGATGATTAGATGAGATGAGCTTGTACTTTTGCCTCCTTGCTATCAGCTACAAGTTGCAAAAGCAAGTCATACTTGCCTCTGAGATAAGATTGTTCTACTCGCATCTGATCCATCATTTCTGGAGTTCCCGTGAGAGGAACTCCCATGAGACTTTTCCTCAGTCCGCGAGCAAGTTCTAGGAAGTGCTGCTCAGTTTCAAAACCAAGAGTTTGGCCCATCAACTTATCAGATTCCTCCCAGTCATACTCGATATCTATTTCAAACGGATCATTCTTAGCTCGAATCATTGCGCTGCTCCTAGTGCGCCGGCATCTGGTGCGCCAGCTGGTTGTGCGGGACGTGGCGGCATTTCTCCACTAGCTGCAGTGTTAGCTGCAAGATTAGCAAGATATGCTGCTTGTCCGGTTGCATCCCGCTTGAAATCTGATAACCAATCCACACCTTGAAGTTTCCAAGTGTGATCAAGAATGCCCATAACATCATACATCTGGTCTACCATTGGTAGCTGGGTTGCTGCTTGTACAATAGTGCTAGCAACATCAAGGCTAGCAAGTTTCTCACTGCTGAGAAGACCATCGCTGAGCTTGAATCTGATAGTAGCTTTCCGCATTGCTGCTGGATCAACATTCACAGTTTCATTGGTTTTCGGATCCAGCACAGCACGTGAATTTGCATATTGCAGCATATTGCACTTAATGATGTGCTTGATAGGAGTCCAGAATGTGTATTCCAAACTGATAGCTTGCATTTGTTGCCGGGAGTTTGCATTGCCCATCACAGTTTCAAACTCTCGGCGGGTTTTGTTGCCCTTCTGGAACTGTCCTTGTTGCACGCGGTTTTGGCCGTTTCCAATTTCTGCCATTTGTACAACTTGCTGTGACAGCTGAATAACAGTAGCTACGCCATCATCAGAGTATTCCATTTTCTGAACAGCTCCCTCGAAGCCCTTACCAAACTGCGTGTTCCGCACAGGAATGCGAGCAACAGGGTCTGTATTCTCAATGTCTTTCTTGTTGACGCGAGTAGGATCGTAGAGTACACGGTCGTAAACTTTCCGACGCTGTGACGCCAGAGCACTGTTCATCAAGCTGCTAGCAATCTGCTGGTAAGTTTCTGCGTTCTGCGCGAAGCTCTTACTTTGATAGCTGAGACCATCATTACTGGGTTTGCAAACTACAATTGGCAGCATGTTGTGCGCATTGGTTTGGCGCTCAGCGTAAATGACAGTATTACGGTTGATGATGATAAATTTCCAGATTTGAATGTGCGTAGCTTCTGGAACTCGCATGCCCAGGAGTGCTGGGATGATGCGACAGTAGATCACTGTCCATTCATAGCTATCATGGTATTTAATACCATTCTGCTTGCGCTCCAAGTTCGCCCATTGCATCCAATTCATTCCGCTGGTGCGGGCTTCGATTGGAATCAAAGCATCAGGATTGATTTGTGGAATGTAGAAACCTGCATCACTTGCACTGGTGACAAGAGTAGCACTACCACTCTCAAATGCTTTCTTGTAATTCATCGTTGCATTCTTATCAAGATCGTCCATACGCTTCTTGCAGGCAACTGCACTGAGACACTCAGTATATCCAGCTACTTCTCCTTCGATGTGATTCTTATCTGGACTAACGCGAACATCTAGAATCAAATTGTAAGGATCAATGTTCTTAATGAAGTTACCTTCATACAATTCTTCTTGCTCTGTGCCACGAGTGATGTTAGTGAGTTCTGGAGTTCCCACACTGTAGACTTTCTTCTTCTCCCAAACTACTTCTACAGCTCCAAGATCATATTTAAGACCATTGCGAAGAGTCTGCATGAGCTCTGAAGGCCACGCACCCATGATGCTGTTATCTGTCAGCAGCGCATCAAACTGCTTCATAGCATCTGCATCCGCTGGAGGTGCGACAGTTGCAAAAATAGGATAGCCGGTGAGAAAGACGTCAGCAAGATATGCCAGTGCACTTTCTACTTGCGGCATCACCACTGGCACTGTGACATTCTGGAGTTTCTTGGCATCTCCAGTTTGATTGGCGCTTTTGGCGCGATCATTTTCCTTACTCCAGTCTTGCTCTCGGTAGTAGGCTCGGTCTCGCTGTTCTAGTTGTGTACGGATGTTGAAACTACTAGTATAGAGTGACTGCACACTCAAAAGATACTGGATGACACATTCCTGTGCTTCCTGTGAAATCGGCAGTGGAGTGGTAGGTGCGGCCATGAGTGTCCTTTAGAAATCTATTTGTAGAGTGTCAGAGAAACTAGCTTCTGGCCAGCCTTCTCCAGGTGTTTCATCCACTACATCCAATAGGAGTTCAGTTGGATAAAGATTCAATACTTTGGGTGCATACGCCATCACATCCAGTATGTCATCCTTGTTGTTGGTTTTCAGCGGGTTCCACTGGGTGATCTGATAGATAGCAGCACTGCGAACATCTCTATGCATAAGCATCTTACCAGAGAGCAGCAATTTCAGCATGTCTCTGATTCTGGCATTCTTCTGCATGCCTTCAGGAGAGATGGTACGAACCTCAATGCCTTTAACGCCAATCTGTTGGAAAGTAACGTTGAACCAGTAGACTAAAGTTTCTTGGTATCCAACAGCTTCACAGACTATCAATCTCATGCCATATTTGATGGCCATGAAGGTAGCAACTTGAATTGTCTTCCCTGGATCATATTTTCCGACCGAGAGCTCGCGCAGAACTGGTAGCCCGTCGAAATAAAGGATTGCACCGAGGGCCACGTCATCACTTTTCTTTTTACCCAAGCTTGGATCGATAATGACGCAGCCGCCCTGTGCCGATCCAACATCAAGGTGTGCGGGACAGTCTGGTATCTTTGATACATCGATGCCACTGACAGTTCCTGCTTCTTCATCATTCATTACCTCAGAGAAGAAAACTTCTGGGTGACCTTGCTCAGTGTCTACTGCTAGTTCCTGCAGCAAGTCATCAATGCTGCGGTGCTCAGGCCAGATACTTTCCATATCTGCGGTGATCGCACCGGTGATGAGTGATAGCCACTCTTTGCTATGTTTAAGTTTCCGTAGCACACACCCCTCGTACGGATACATATTTCCTACGAAGATGAAAGTACAGTTGCGCGGATGGCATGCTTTCATGAGAGTGCCAAGCATCCATACCATGAGTTCTTGTGCCATCTCACTATTAGGAGCATCTTCTCGCTTCTGGATGTCATCCATAACGATCAGATCAGGACGAACATACTTGATATTGAAACCACGTGGACTGCCACCTTGGCCCAAACCTGCCAAGATAATATCTCGCCCACGGAAACTAAAGACTTTGAGTGCGCCAGTATCTTTGCTAATCGCTGCGCGCCAATCACCAAACAACATCTTGATGTTCGGATGATCCAACATATCTGCTACGTCACTTAGAAAGTTGGTAGCATGTCCTTCCGTAGCACAAACAATGAGAATGAACTTCTTATCAGTGAAGAGAATTGCCCATACCACGTAAAGCTTTAGCATGATAGTTTTACTAAAGCCACGTGGAATGCCCAATGCAAATCTATCCTTCCCTTTGTTCTTCAACGCACTGCCACAGATGATCTCCCACATTGCTTTGAGGATCGGCGGATAGCCATACTCATAAAGCTCCGTGAGGATGAAAGCAGCAAGAAAGTCCAAGCTGCCTTTGCAAGCTGCAATAGTATCTACTCGCTCAGCAGCCGCATCAAATGTAGGAGCTTCTACTTCTCCTGCGAAGTCAAGTGCCTCAGTTTCAGATGACAACTTGTACTCCATCAATCATAGTAGTTACATCTTTCAAGATGCTCTTGGCGCGCTCACTGTCTGCTACTTTTGCTTTCTCACGAATGTCTGTGATATGTGGCAGCTCCACTGTTTTCTGCTGCTCGAGCCGTTTCTGCAGTTGTGGCAGCACCTTGCTTGGAAGTGGTGCAGTGGTCTTGCCATCAACTTCAATGATCTGGTTATCGCTGTTGATCTGGATCATGGTCCTCGCAGCTTTTGGCAGGACGAAGACAACAGTATCTACTTGACCAGCACTGTTGCCGATGGCACCTGCATCTGCTTTCTTCCTGGCAGCGTTCATCGTTGCGAAGATTTTACTGGCTTCCACAGCATTTACAAATTTGAGTTTGCTGGAAACAATCTTTAGTGCTTCCTTCTCAATATTTTCAATGGTGTCATCTACTTCGATGTGTCGTTCCAGTTTGACACTTTTCTTCGCAGCAATCTCTTCTCGCACTCCTTCCTGCTCCAGCAGTTGGGAGACGTAGCTATCAGAAACTCCTGCACTTTCGGCGGCAATAGTCTGAGAAACTCCTGCTGCCAAATAGCCGATGATCTTGTCACGCACGCTGCTCATTTGGTACTCCTAAGACTTGTTGCCGCCAAAAGCTGTTGCTGCGGCAGTTATTCCTGTGGCTCCGGTGCTGGCGCAGGACTTGGTGCCGGTGCATTTGCAAGCTGATAGGGCATCCAAGTAGCGTAACCATGCTCAGTTGGTGCAACGTCATCATCTTGCAACAGTGGCACTTCTGTTCGTGCTTGGATGTAGCCCCAACGGTCGTGCACTGCAAGATTCACAACTCTGTCATTCGTCACGTGCACGATGATTGCTGCTAGCGGTTGCACGCCATCATTCATAATCATCTCATCAGCATGTGGAAACCACCAGACGATGCGACCAATAGTTGGTGTAATCACAGGAAACTCCTTGAAGGGTTGAAGACTGTCAACAGTCCAATATGAGATGGTAGTGTCTCACTGCCGCCCTAACAACTACAACCTAGGAATCAATCCTTGGCTCCGTAGTTAGTTAGACGTAGATGGATTCTGAAAAATTTAGAAAATTTGGGGAGGTGTTAATAGGAAGTTAGAGCCACAAAGCTCAAAAAAGGCCCCTACCCCCTTCAGTTATTAGCTGTTAGGAGTAGGGGCTCGGTGAGTAACTAGTGAGGACGAGTAGCACCGAGCTTCGGTGTCACCCACGCGATGTAGTAGCTAGGAGTGGTGGAGTTGACTGGTGCTTGCTGGCGGATGCTGCAAGTCTTCCACCAGTTCTCACCCCAGTAGGTCATGGCTTGCAGGACAGCGGCAGAGTAGTTCATGATGGTTGTCCTTGGGAGTAGTGAGTAGGTTGCTGGCCTCGCTGCCCGCTCAAATGTCATCCATGGAGATAGTTGCTTCTGCTGCCTTCGCCTTGAGTTGCTTGATGATGGCATCCAAGCGACCAATGATATCTGCCACCAGTGCAGCACTAGCACCTTCCAGATCAGCAGGCTCGAGGATGCTCATCAGCTTAGTAGCTTCACTCTCTTCCCGCAGTCCGTGGTTCTTTGCTGCCAGTGCACCATAGCGATTCGTGAGCATGAGATTGATAGCAGCACCCTTAGTTGCTCCGTGCTTGAGTAGCATTGCAGCAGCAGTAGCAGATGTTGAGTACCAGTTAGTTGCTTGGTCACGCGTGAATGTGATGCTGCCGCGACTAGCAGCAGTTTCGTTGCTCCACTTGAGAATCTCAGAGACAGAGTAATCCTTGAGTTCGATGGTTGTTGCGAGTGGATTTTCTGCAAGTGTGTCGCGAAGACGCTCGCTTGCGAGTTCCTTCAGCTTCTCGCGCAGAATGTCTGTCAGTCCTTGGTTGCGATTGCCTTCAAGAGTGCCAGCAATTTCGCCCCAAACATTTGCAGGGAGAACTGCGCGACGAATGCGCTCGCTGTCACTCAGCGGCTTTTCTTTCGTGCTGCGACGATCAGCAGAGATTTGAATCTCGCCCAGCTTGATTTGCGGGACGACAGTTTCGATGACGATTTGAGTTGCGTTGATTTGCATGATTAGCTCCAAGTCTTTCAGTCGCGGTTAGCCGGTTGAGAATTTCAACCTAACAAACTAACCAAACTCAAATGTAGTTCAGTTTCTGATCTTGTGTTGTTGTATTTATGCTGAAAAGATGTAATAGTTTCTTACTTAGCTGTAGTTGCTGCGAAGCAACAGTTTCTACTGTTTGCAGCTTCAGGAGTTTTGTGGCGTAGAAAGAGTTGAATAAACAAGATTAAGAAACTTTCTCTCGCTTCGACGATTCCCGTTTAACGATTGTTTCGTAACACCCTACCCATTCCCTCACTTTCCCTCCCTTTCTGTTACCCTCTATTAGTTTCTATACCCCTCCTATTCTTTCTTACTCTCTCCCTCACTTTCATTTTATATTAGTATCTTGAATTCCTTCTTTTTATTTCTGCTTTTTAAAGAGGGGGTATGTAATATACGTCAATTGTCAGGGGTGAGAAACTATCTTATTTTGAACACAGGGTATGGGAGTAATAGAGAGAGGGAGAGGATGAGATAGTAGCAGGAAGGGAGATACTAATAGACAGATGTGGAGGGAGGTCGAGAATAGGGGATATGGTGTATGTGTACGGATTAATTGTTAAACGGGAATCACAAGGAGGGCAGGAACTAACGGCGCACAGCGCCAGTACGGTATTAGTCCACACTGTACTGACAACAAGACTAACGCACCGAAGGTGCAGTACGGTACGAATGGTCCTGATGGTTTCTAATACTACTGCTACCTAGAGCATCAGATGGTAAGAATGCAATTAGGGGCTTGACAAGCGGCTTCTCGGCGTGAGAGAATGTTTTTTGGTGGGCGAGTTGCGTCCCGAGAGAGTTAGTAAGTAACCAGCTAATTGGTAGCAACTGAAAGATAACAATGATTCCATTCACACTGACAAAGCTTGATCCTATTGAACTCATGCTTAAGAGAGATGGGCGCAAGCAAGTAGCGAATATTAACACTGAAATTCGTAGCTTGTGGTTGCAGCGCTTGGCGCCGACTGTGAGAGATACTCTCAGAGAACTTGTGCAGGAATATGGCTGGCAAGTCTACACAGTAGATCAACAACGTGGTCGTTGTTACTATAACACGCGTGTCATTACCATTCCCACTTGGGCAGTGAAGCAGGAAGTAACTCATCCGGGCTATTCTACGTGGTACACAGCACATGAGATGTCTCATTGCTATGAACCTCATGATGGCCACGGAGACAAATTCATGGCAAAGTTAATCCAACTTTGTCCTGATAGTTGCATTCATTATGAGCTTGGATACAAGCCAAGGAATGCAGCGCGTGCAGGCATCGGGCAAGTCAACTTGCTTGATATTTAAATCCACAGTAACTGAAAGATTAGGAGCAATTATGGCAATTATTAATCATCCTCTGGCCGCACAAGAACTCGGCAGTTTCATTCATCACAATGTAGAGAATGCAGCGCCGGAAGGAGAACCCAAAAACTGGGTCTGTTTCTTCTGCTATGAGAATGGCATTGTGCGGCAGGAAAGCATCAGTAACAGCAGAGTCTTTAAGTATGACACGTTCATGGATACTGAAGATAAGAAGTGGATTATCTTTAAGGGAGAAGTAGTCAATTTCCTTGACAGCATCTAACCCATCGCGCAACCTCAGAAAGAAACTCATGAACAATCCTTCCAACAATGTGCGTAATCAACTCATTAAATCTGGACTTGTAAGACAAGCTAACACCGCAAGTGCTAAGAAGCACAGTCCTAGACTGTTCAATGATGTGACACTCGCAGTCGAACGCAAGAACAAAGAAGCAACTAAGCGTGCACTGGCAATTCTCTCTGCCACAATTCAACGATAACTAACTAAGAAACACTCAACTATCATGACCTTCACAATTACTGCCTTCGGCGTTATCTGCGTACTTCTCATCACTATTGCCTTGGCAGTGGTTGGATGGGAACGTTGAGAGTCTTATTAATCAATTAACTGAAAGAAACTAATCATGAATAAGACTGTTAAGACTTCTGAACTTCTCAGGGCTGCTAAAGCACTGATTGATACTCCTGAGAAGTGGACAATTGAGGCTCTTGCACGAGACAAGACTGGCTTGCAAGTAGCAATCTGTCATTCTGACGCTGTCTGCTTTTGTAGCTACGGTGCAATCCACAAGATTGGAGATATCAAAAATATTAACTATTGGAACAATCCAATGTATGATTATGTTGATAAAGCCAGCGAATTGATTGGCGGACAATCAAGTGCTGCTACTTTTAATGACTCTCACACTCATGAGGAAGTCATGAAGATGTGGGACAAGGCAATTGAATTGGCAGAACAGCAAGAAGCAGCAGTTCGCTAACTCATCGCGCAACCTAACCACGGAACTCCCAACATCATGACTATCATCGGCAGCATCTGCGTAGTTCTCATTGCACTGGCATTGCTGCTGGTGGGGTGGGAAAGCTAATTCATTCTTAGTCAATTAACTGAAAGAAAATCATGGGCATGCAAATCCACTTCGAGCAGCTTGATCTACCAGAGCAGACAGTTTCTAGTTTCTTCTACGACAAAGAATCTGATACATGGTCTGCTGTAATCAAATTTCCATCCGGTGAAGAAATTGCAGTTTACTGCGACAAGCCAGAAGATGACAAAGATGCTCAGTTTTGGTTTGATTGTGGACGTGCAGATCAACTGCAAATGAAGAAGATCGGACTGCTAATTACTAACAGAATCTTCTTCACCGCTAGCTAAGAACTCTCATAGCATTTAGCGACTGAACTGCTGAGTGCTATGGGCGCAACTTCGCGCAGCAACTGAAAGAAAGAGAAACTATCATGGCTATTGACCTCTCACAAGAAGTGATTGATAAAATCCACAAGGACTTAGAAGGATCAATTCCACTAAGCTCTGTTAAATTACTCGAACTACAACCATACTACCGCTATCCTGATTGGGATGTTTGTAATATTCCTGTCATTGGTAACTACACTGACTTTATCACTGAGTTTGTAATTAGTCTCCTCATTCTCGCAGCAGAAGAAGAACTCGACGGCTATCCAATGGAGGCAACCAATGAAATCTCCTAAGCACAGTAAGTTCGACTTCTGGGCAATCACATATTGCATCTTCATGGTCTGTGTGATTATCTACTTGCTGAGTGAAGGAGCAAATTAATCATGGCAAACAATTTTGGGCTAATCATTCATGATGAAGTCTTCTTTGCTACCAAGGAAATGCATGATATGATTGAGCATCGCAAAGCAATCGAAACTCTTTGGTCGCTCTGCGAACGCAAAGAAGAGTTTCTCTATCAGAGTAAAGTTGCTCCAATCGTCAGAGACTTGGGCTACGGCAATACCAGAGATAGCATTAGTAGTGATATTCGTCATCATGCAGAAGAAGGCTACTGGGAAGCAATTATGTGGTTGCTCCTACTAGTCCTTGCAGCTGAAGGTGAGGAACTGCCATCATGAAAGACGCATTAATATTTATACTTGCTTTCTTACTTACTCTTTTGATCCTTGTAGGTATTGGGGTAATATCATGACTCGCAGCCGTCAAACAACTATGAATATCTCCAATGCTCTTCGCAGCATTGATCAATCTCTCGTACCACCTGACTGTGCAACTGAAGTCTATTACGACAAGATTGGCCGTCTTTGGTACGCTCAGTTTCTCACTGTCGACGGCCACCAAGTTGGCTGGCTTGGTAGTGGGGAATCTCCGCTCTGGGCAGTGCAAGATTTGATGAAGCAGAACAAGCCAATAGTTGCTAAAACCTAATTCTAATCCACTAACTGAAAGACAATCATGGACATTAAGAAAATCAATCAAGCTATCTCTGACCTCGGAGAAAATAACATTGAGTTCCTAGAAACTCTGAAAGCAATCAAAGGAGAGGCTTACACAAGCCACGTAGCAGCAATTGCTAATGTCATCAACATCATTCGTGCAACGAACAGCATGATCTGCGAGAAGTATCCTGACGCAATTGTCGATCACATTCAGCAGATTCAGTCCACTTTCACAAGCAACTTGGTAGAGCCATTCTTTCGCGTCACTATTCCAGGGGATGATCCACTATCAGTAATTGCTCGCTGGGATGCTTGCGATGAAATGATGAAAAATATTGCTGTGCTTGTTGAGCGACAAATAGCAACAGAACAGCAGCTTGGTAAAAGCATCGTTCCGCGTGGAGGCAAGTAACTACTATGCAACCACGAGAACTCAGTTCACTGAAGATTCGTGCAGCACTGGAAGCCAACAGGCAACTAGCACTCGCCGAGATTCAGGAACTACCACTCGCTACAGAGCAGACGAAACGGTACATGCTGCCACTAGTCTGCAAGCACACAGGTATCACTGTTGGCAGTCTCGCAACAATTGCTGTTGCTGGCCACGTGCCGCTGCTAGGACAGTGGAAAGATACCCAAATCCTCCATCCCTTCTTCAGTCTTGGGCCAGTAGCACTGCTACAGTTCGCCAGGAATAGCTGGCTGCGGTTCTGTGCGCTGCGACCTGAAGAAACTGCGGATGACAGCGTAGTAGCTAAACAGGAGCAGCAACTGCGAGTAATCACTCTCTGCATGCTCCACAATCTAACAGAAGTTCGCCAAGATATCCCATGGATGCCAGAATTCAAAGATGTAGTCGCCAACTGGACTGCGCTCATGAGCATCTGTTACTGGAAAGCATATCTTGACAGTGAGAGATTCAAGTTCCCACAGATTCGTATCAGTAAACTCGAGCGTGACGTTGATCTTCGCACTTTCTTGCAACTCTGCTTCAAATGCAAGAAAGATTATGAGACTAATGTCAATGAGAAGATAGAAGAAGAGAAGCTGCGGATTGCTGAGAAAGCAATGAAGGGCATCGTTGATGAAGTTGCTGGCAAGAAGCCACTCAGTATCAAGTTGCTGTGGCGCTGGTTCGCTGCTAACATGCCAACCCGATACAAGAAAGATATGGAAGGTTGGATGTGGGAACTGTTCAGTGCCACTGAGAAAGATATCTTGGATTTCACTATTCGTGATATTGAACTCTTCGAGGAAATCTTTCTCACGGAAGTTCCTACTGGCAGCACAGTCTCTCATGCCTTTCTTGATGTTCTCCGTGGCAAACATGCACTGATCTCTCAGCACTTTGAAACTTATGAGATCATGATTCCTAAGAGCATCGCTGAGCAAGTAGCTAGCGGGCACATTGATGTTGCTAACGAGCCGAAGCTGCAAGACTACCCAAGCAAGGTAGCATGGATGGTTGCTAAGGCTAAGTGGAATCTAGCACAGGATGGTAGCAGAAAACATCGGGATGCTGCAGTTGAGCGGCAACGGACAGAGACAGTCTCTCCTAGCTTCAGGCCGAAGCTGGTGATTGGTGCTCAGCCGGAAGACCTCCCGGAAACTGATGAAGATGATGACAGTGATGAACTGCCAGAAATTGATGGCGCCGTGGATGAACACACAGGGGAACGATATGAGTATTGATAGCGACTTTCGACGAGGCAGCAAGACTAGCAGCAGCATCATGGAAGAAGAAACTGTGCAGACAGTTAATCAGTTCATGCGCAGTAGCTTCTATCTCCCGGTGAACATCCTCAAGCATCAAGAGTGGCAAGTCTATCCTATTGAAGTGATGACGGGTGAGCAATTCAAACATGCTTATGGTGATGCTGCTAACCTGCATTGCTTGGAAGAATTTGAACTGCAGGTGACTGCGAGATTTGTAGCTGTTAGCAGTCGTCGACACTTGCTCACTCGTGAGCGGTTTCATGTATCTAAAATTTGGTATGGAGCAGCACCGAAATGAATCTCCCACTCAGTGCGATCGAGAAAGCTAAGTTACGACTAGCTGAACTCAAGAAGAAAGATGCAGAAGAAAGCAAGGCACGAGAGATTGCTATTCTGGGCGACAGAAAGTTGGAACTGCCGTCCCTCACCAGCCACGGTTGGAGCTACGACTCCAGCGTAGATTGGAACGAGGAACAGATGCAAGCTATCAATGCTGCCATGGCTGGCAAGAGTTTCTGTCTTATTGGCGCTGCTGGTACTGGTAAGACCACTACTGAGAAAGGCATGGTCTACTCGATACTCAAGAACAACTTAGTGCCGATGATTCGTGCAGGTGCTAGCACCAAGTGGCTACACGCTGGCACTCCCGGAATCGCCATGGTGTCATTCACTAACATGGCAGTCCGGCAAACAGCTAAGAATTTCAGTAACGATGTCACTTGCGTCACCATCCACAAACTATTGGAATTCCAACCAGAGTATTACGAAGTGACAGATGCCATGGGCGGCATCATTAAGAAGATGCAGTTCGTTCCCGGCAGACATGCTGGCAATCCACTGCCGCGAGAACTGAAAATCATCATCGTTGATGAAAGTTCCATGGTTGATTGTGACTTGTTCGCACTGCTTGTGGCCGCACTTCCGAATCCTAGTGCCGTGCAGTTCATCTTCCTCGGAGATTTGAACCAGCTGCCACCAGTCTACGGGGGTCCTATTCTTGGTAAGAAGCTGTTGGAACTGCCAGTTATTGAACTGACACGAGTCTACCGGCAAGCACTACTGTCGCCGATCATCCGGTACGCACTGCAAATGAAGGATGGATTGCCAACACCCGTTAGTACCAAAATTGTGGAAGATAATGGTGAGCATGGATGCGTTACCATTCATCCTTGGAGCGCCAATCTCAAATGGGAAGATGCGCTGCTTAAGGCACAAAACTTCTGTAAGGCTGCCATTCAAACAGAAGCATTGGATATCTTGCAGGATATCATTCTCTGCCCGTATAACGTTAACTTCGGTGTGATTGAATTGAATCTGGCAATTGCTGACTATCTTGGGCGGCAACGCAAGGCGGTAGTTCACCATGTGATAGCAGGATTCGATGAGAAATATCTGGCAGTTGGTGACAAGGTGCTAGTCGACAAGCAGGAAGCATTCATCACCAAGATCGTTAAGAACGGTAACTACGTTGGCAAGCATCCCGCTGATGTTACTAAGTATGAGATTGATCGTTACGGTGGACTCAAGAAGCGAGTCGATCCTATGATCATTGATATGGAGAATCCACTAGGAGAAGCTGACGATTGGGATGTTGATGCTATCTTGGATGCCATGCAGAATGATGGTATCACCGAGCGCAAGAATCAATGTTCCCACCGGATCACTGTCAAGTTCATGAACACTCATGACAAGACTAGCTTCGATCCAGAAGATGAAGATTTGGCGCAACGAGAACTCAGCAGTGCTGGAGAAGTGAATGAGATGCTGTTCGGATATTGCCTCACAGTTCACAAATCACAGGGTTCTGAATGGCGTCGGGTGTTTCTTATCACGCACAAATCTCATGCTAAGATGTGCAGCAGAGAACTCATGTACACAGCAATGACTCGTGCTAAGGAATATCTCTACATTCTCTGTGAGCCAGACCGAGTTGCTACCAGTGGAACTCTCAGTTCGGCTGCTAGAAAACCAAGACTCAAGGGAAATACGTTGGCAGAGAAACTTATTAGTTTGAAGGAGCGCTTTGATAAAGAAGCTCGTGAGAAAGCTACGGCAGCTAAAGCCGGTGTTCGTGAAGAAGCAGAGGAAGATTGATATGACACAGGAGAATGGAATGGTGAATGCAGAAGATGTAGTGCTACAGGCGCAGAAGATTGCAGTGCTGATGCAACTCGCTACGTTTCTGAAAGCTACGGAGGTGGGAGTAGCAAAAGAAGTTGGCGCTCAAATCCAGATGAAAATCTTGGATCGTCAACAAACTACGCTGTTTGTTAACAGCAACATCCTCAAAGATACGCTGCTGGCAGAATTCAACAAGCTGGGTGAAGAACTTACAGCTGCTGGTGTTGATCTTGACAAGATGCTGCAAGGTGAGAAGGAACGCTTTGCTGCAATCTATGGGAGTAACAACAACTAGGAGACTAACAAAGCAAATGAGGGGTTGACACGGCCTGAACCTTCAGGCACAATCTCTCTTCCTTCAGGGCATTTCGCCCACAGGAACTTTCCTTTTCTTTTCAATCAACTGGAGTTACTAGAA